CAGCATCGTTAAAGTTTCCATCGCTGCCAGTAAAAGAATAACGACCTGTGCTATTCCCGGACAAGCTAGTAACTGCTCCAACTTGTGACGGGCTTTCAACCGTGCGTATGCCGACGTTTGGATAGGTTGCAGCGGTGGTAACCTTGGCCTCAAAATAGAAGCCGTCGCTGTCGGTAACGTCAAAGGCCATCGTACCTATTGCCGCGCTGTCAGCGGCGGCAGAGGCGACTAGATTGCCATCGCTCAGTGTGTGACCGTCCACCCAAAGTGAGTTAAGGGTGCAGTGGTTGTCAGTGGGCGAGTCAGACATTTGATCCGCCGCAGCCAAGCCACTGCTGGTGAAGTCGTTGCCATTGCCGCTGCTGTCGTCACCCAGCGCAGAACTGTCTTGAAACTTGAGGTAAAAGCCGTTGGTTCCGTAGCTGACTGAGTAAGCCTTTGGAACCCACTGGCCGGTGTCGCTGTTGGTTTCTCCGAAGCTGGCAGCGGTTAATGCTTGCCCATCAATAAAATTAACCTCGGCCATGTAGCCGTCAAAATAATTCGTTGCGTTGTCCCTCATCTTGCCGATCAAATTGGCACGGGCAGTATTCCATCGACTTTCGTCGTTTAAACTTGGCTCAGTGATTGCAAACGCATCGGTCGTTGCTCGTTCGCCGTTTATGTAGAGTCTTATTCTATCTGCCGAAGTCGAGTTAGTTGTGTCCCAAACCAACACAAAGTGCATCCAAGCAGAAGGATCGCGAAAAAATCTGCCGGATGATATGGAGCTGGAATAACTCGTGATCCGCCCTTGCGTCGAACTGCTTTCACGAAACAATATGTCAAGAGTGCCCGCTTCATTAGCAGGCCCGAAATAAAACAGCGTGTCATTGGTATTGTCTGCACCCGCGCTCATCAGCGTATAGCCGCCACTACCAACAGCACTTCTTTTGAACCAAACGCTGTACGTCCATGTGGTCAAATTGCCATCAGATGATGGTGTGCGTGACAAATAGGCCGAGTCATCATCATTAAACCGAATCGACTGATCGATGGTATACCCGCCGGGGTTCGCCAACCACTGTGAGCCAAACATCGTCATTAGCTGAATGCCTTCTGCACGGCTCCCAACTGGATTGATCCAGAAGCCTTCACAAAATACGGAACAACATCAACGGCTGAAGCTGCGGTGCTAAGAGTAATTCCAGCTCCTCCGGCTGTCTCATAGTCCGTACCCAGACTTAGGGTTCGAGAACCCGTGCCATCCTGAATAAATACGATTACGCCAGCCTGACCAACCTGTTCCGTAGAGGGGTTGGCTAGGGTGACGTTGCCTGTCAATGTCAGCACAAAATTCTGGTTGGCTCCGAAGTCCAAGGTCACGCTGCCAGTGTTTGACGTGTCAGTGTCTGTGGTTGCAACCAGCGTACCAGTAACCGTAGCGCCTGTTGCAGAGGTCGCAAATTTAGCTGAATTGTCGTGGTAAAGAGTCACAGCATCATTTGCCAGAGCTACTACTGCGTTCTCTGTGTTATTAGTTCTAAGGTAAAGCCCGCCTGTGGTGTTATCTAAATAAGAATTTGTGCCGTTGTGGTAGATTTGTAGGTCGCCACCAGTACCAAGCTGCAATTCAGCATCATCGGGAAACCTCAGATCATCAGTTCCAGTTGGAACGCCACAGACCTCCCCATCAGCATCGTTTTTGATGGTGACATCGTTGGTGCTGCCCTGCCCCGTAAGAATCAAACCTTCCGCAGCGGTGTAACCGATTGCAGCATTGTCACCAGCAGAAGTATCACCATCGGCGTTCAGGGTAGAAGCAGTCACATCCCCTACAATGTCAACATTAGTGCCACCCGTCGGAATCGTAATAACATCGGCATCGGCATCATTCTTGATGGTAACATCATTTGTGCTGCCCTGACCTGTAAGGATCAACCCTTCAGCAGAGGTGTAGCCAAGAGCGGCAGCGTCGCCAGATGCCGTATCCGAAGTCAGGTTCACCTTGCCAAAAGAAAGAGAGTTGGCGAAAATACTTGCTACAGCAGCACCAGCACCAGCACCGTCTGCGTAAATAATATCAGCCCCACCATTCGGAATTGTTACGTTTGCGCCAGTTCCTTGGCTAAACACAGCACTTTGCCCACTGCCATTCTTGACCAGATAAAATTTATCCTGATCGTTTGGCGAAATTGTAATCGTGTTTGTTCCTGTCGGACTTCCCGCCAAAGCAAGAACTCGATACATACCATCAGTAAGGGTGCCATCCGTGGTCGTTAAAGTTGTTGCCGTTCCACTTAAGCTCAACGAAACCACGCCGCTCATGGCGCGGTCTATAATGTCCATGTTGGTATTTACGGTATCACCCCATGTGCCTGACTGGTCTCCAGCGGCTGGCTTTTCGATACCCGAATTACTTGTGTATGTTGAAGTCATCTATCTAATCCTTTACGCAGCTATATCGGTCCAGCTTGCATCTTGATCGGGACTAATGGCAGACCATGATGCGTCTTGATCGGGACTAATGGCAGACCATGATGCGTCTTGTGATGGCAAAACCTCTCCCCACACGTTAACGCTGCCAAGCCCCATTGTGCCTTGAAGACCTGTTTCAATGATTATAATCCCCGTTCCTGCGGTCGCTGTAACGGAGCCAACGTCACCTTCAATTTCAAACCCGACAAGGGTTACGTCATCGCTTATGGAAACCGTTACTGAGCCTACCGCGCTAGTTCCCGCAACTCCCGTTACAGAAAAAGCAGACCCTCCTGCCGCTGTAACCGATCCAACGCTTCCAGTAGCTGCAATACCTGTAGCTGCAATCGTGGCGTCAATACCAACACTGACGCTCCCCACTCCCGTAGTGGCGGCTATTCCTGTAACTGCAAAAGCAGAACCACCTGCGGCAGTAACGCTGCCAACAGCACCAGTCGCCGCAATCCCAGTAACTTCCACAGGTGTGGGCTGACCGTAAGGTCCGCTACTCCATGTCCCTCTGCCCCAACCTGTGATGTTAGCCATTACTTTATCCTACGCAATTCTGATAATTGCAGCCGTTGCACTTGCTGTTGGGAACGTAATCGTCATATCCCCGGCAGTTGCAGTTTTGTCAGCACCGAAATCAAGAATTACAACAGAAGGATCGCCCGTTGCTGTCTCATTAAAAATCATGCCGCCTCTGGCAGTAATACTGACAGAAGAAAACGTCAGGTCAGCAAAATCACCGACTGCCGTAGTTCCGCTTGCGACAGGCGTAACACTTGTTAATGCCGCACCTTTGGCAGAATATCCTGTGCCGCTTGCTTCGCCACTTGACGTATAAGCCGTTGTAGTTGCGTCAAGCGATGCCGTGCTTTGATACAACGCCATATTGAACGTGTTACCTGTTGAGGCGGTAAAATTATGAACACCTTTCAAAAGCTCTACCTTGAAAGACGTACATATTGCTTGCGTGATAGCCATTTAAAGTCTCCTTATCATTTCGGCTAACTGAGGGGAGCCAGCATTAGTTAACGCATTGATAACATTAGTTCTGTCGCTTGCCACTGCTTGTTTCATATAATGTTCTATCAAAACAAAAAGCTGGTCTTTGTAAAACACCGCCTGATCTCTAATGGCAGGAGGTGCGTCTTGAGAAACATACATAAGTTTTTCCACGCACATTTCCGCAACTTCAGAAGGTGTTAGACCCCTGTTACTGGTAGTCCCGACACTTACCTCAAAATCACTGGACATTTCTGTTTTGATAGATAACATCAGGTCTCCTGTATCTGTAAGGCACCGTTACGGTACTGGTCTTTACGGTTCCTTGCCTCACCCAAATTACCAACCCTTTGGAGAGCAGCAGCAAACCTTTCCGTGTAATTTGTAATAAGATCAGGCTCACCCTTCATAAAAGTGTAAGCCTCTACAAGACACCCATATAGCAATGCGTCTTCAGCATTATCCCCAAGCCAGCTAGTGCCGCTTGATGAAACTGTAATGCTTTCTGGAAGATAGGCGTAATGAAGCTCTGTCGTATAACCAGAGTCTGGCGTTGGTCCGACAATAAAAAAGCTGTCGTCAAAGAGTGCGTAGTATTTAGGTAAACCCGTTTCTGTAGAATCGGGATACGCCTCATTGATATAGTTTACATCTTTGGGAAGAAGGTATGTCCTGTTGTTGCCACTGGTTACAGCAAGGCTTAAAACAGCAATTAAATCAGTAGGTTGCGAAAGATATTGACCACCACTTGTAAAGCTACCTGTTACATTTTTTCTGAACGTAGGAAGTTGAACGGCATAAAAAATGCGTGACTCAACAATCCGTATCATCTCGTCCAGATTATTAACAAACGTCGTTTCAGTATTATCTACATAATCCTGTATAGCCGTTTTAAGTGTGGTAAATGTCCAAGCCATAATCCATTAGCCGTTTTTACGAAACTGTTGAGCGCGAGCCGCACCACTGCCACGGGCAATGGAACCGCCCATACCCCTTTTTTCTTTAGCTTTAGAAGCCTTGTTAGCCTCTTCTAAACGCTTTAAATATTCTTCCTGCTCTTCTTTTTCCCGCCCCTCTAGTTCGCTGGGGTTAGGACCACGAGTAGAGCCTTTCTTGATTTTTCCCCCTTTGGCTCCAGAAACACGAGCACCAGCAACACCGGCAGCACCGGCAGCACCGCCAAAGGCACCATCAATACCAGCAGCAGCAATGTCTTCAGCAACGCCGCCACCGCCCATCCGCATCTTTCCATACGAAAGGCTACCACCACCCATGCGTTTTTCGGCATCTGGGTAAGGTATTTTTTTTCCATTCATCTTTGGCATAATCTTCTC